GCCGGCAATGTTACTTTGCTAGGCAAATTGAACGACGCACCCCAGTGCCCAACGAAAACCAAGATCGAAGCCTCCAAAATCTTTAACAAGATTACAGAGACCAAAGTCGCACCTGCAAAGATGAGTCGATCTCTTGCCATAACTCAACCACTTGGCAAAGGCATCCAGAAACAATTCGGACCAACTGAAGCTTTGGATGGCAAAATATTGCAAATCGCAACTCAAGACTACGCCAAAACGCTGGCAGCATTCCCAGTCCGCAAGGAAGAGATCAAGGTCCTTGATTTCGAGACTGCTGCTAAAGGCGAAGATGACAATGACTACATCAAAGGCATTAACCGATCACGATCAGCAGGATACCCATGGATTAATCAAGCCGGCAACGGTAAACGTTACTGGTTTGGTGAAAACACATGGACACTCGACTCTGCCGCCGCACTTGAGCTTAAGGCCCACACTGAAGAACAAATTGCAATCATGTCACGAGGAGAACAGGTTCCCTATCTCTTTGTTGACACATTGAAAGATGAGACCCGTTCGCTTGAAAAAGTTATTGCTGGCAAAACAAGAGTTTTTGCTGCCGCACCAATGGATTTCATCATTGTGTTTCGCCAATACTTTTTGTGCTTCATTGCGCATATGATGAAACACCGTATCCGAAATGAAAGCGCTGTTGGCATCCGAGCTCAATCTTATGAATGGAGCATGCTTGCCAAGAAACTTCAAACTAAAGGTAATGATATGATTGCTGGCGATTTCTCCAATTATGACGGTTCACTCAACGCTGAAATTCTCTGGAACGTCCTCGACATCATTGAATCATGGTATTCACTCTCTGAAGATTATAAACATGAAGACGCCATCGTCCGCCGAATGTTGTGGGAAAATGTGGTCAATTCCAAACATATTGTTGGAGACTACGTCTACCAACTTAACCACTCCCAACCTTCTGGCAATCCGGCAACTGCTGTTCTCAACAGTATGTATAACTCCCTGTCGATGCGCTACGTATTCTTCAAGAACGCCCCTTCAAAGAACATTTCATTCACAGACCACGTTTCGATGATTGCTTATGGCGATGACAACGTCCTTGGCGTTAGCCCCCGCATTCATGAATGGTTTAACCAGGACACAATCACCGATGGCTACGCCGAAATTGGCATGACCTATACCGATGAACTCAAAACTGGCACACGTCAAGGCTTTAAGCCACTAGAATCTTGCAACTTCCTCAAGAGGGGCTT